CTCCAACCCTATCTCCGGTCAATCCGATTCCAGGGTTAGTGTGCTTGTTAAGAAGAAGAGAGTCCAGAGACGGGCCGAGGAACGAATCCTCGTACCCACGCTCGCGACAAATCTTTACAAGTTCTAGAACTTGTTCAGGTTTAGACCGCGCGCTTTCAAGTAGATGTACCGGGAGACCGGTTACCTCTATCTTGTCAGCGAAGAGACGCTTGGCGAATTCGGCATAGCCGTCTTCACTTTGCGTGCACTTGGCGTGTGATATGGAAACACCAAGTCTATTGATAGTATCAATATACTTCTTGTACACCTCTTCCGAGGTGTCAAGAGTATCATCTCCCAATACAAGGTATTTGTAATGTTTTACACCTACCTTATACGCACACCACTGCTTTACAGCGTGGTGCGTGAGAGTTGATACTGGCCATGAGCTTAACAAACCCATGGGATTGCCACAAGCATACCTAACACCTCCTTTCGGATGGTGGAAGGTTCTGTTTGAGACAATTTGTTCCCACAACTCACTCATATTAGCTCCGTATGCCGCTGATATCAACTTCTTCTCTAGTTTCCTAGGGAATCGGTCGGTAAAAGCTGTCATATCAGAACTATATAAGTTGTTTCCCAGCCTTCGAATGAGGCTTGGGATTTCACTTTGTCTGTAGGTCACATCACTTGGTAGTCTACGTAGCGCTTTCATGAATCCCTCATGTAGGGAATTCAGCGCTGTATTTGACCACCAATCTGCTATAGCTATAACACGTGTTTTACACGCATTATCGCTTAGTAGAACGAGTTTGGAAGCTTTGAAACTTCCCTCGTGTGACTCGTAAGAGTCCATCTTAAGGTATGGGGCTGTTAACCCTATTAATTCCTTAATGGATTCCAGCAATTTTGGCTCTTCCTGCCTTAAGGCAGTCAGGTCCCTAATTGCGGTAATTGAGGCCGGACCATTTGGTCCTGCTTTATTACTCATTACGAGTTGTGATGGTGCTAACTCAGGCATATGCTTGAG